ACCAGGTTACTTTTGAATGCAAGTTGCATGATCGTAGTGCTATGAAGTACTACGAACCTACTCAGGTGCGTTTAATGGTGGAAGATGAAGATAATAGGTTTTTTGTAGGAGTAGATTAGACCCTATTGAAGATAATGTTTTCAATAGTTCTCTCTGAGCGAAAGAACTTCTCTGAAAGTGTAGCCACTATATAACTATGAGTGTATTTTTTTTGCTCCGAGAGCTTGTAGTACTCCTCTCGGATAAGATTGTAGAATAGCAATGTAAATCGTCGTTGTTGTTTTGTTGTAGCTCCCATTTTATTCCCTTTTAAGTTGCAAAATTAAAAAAACACCCGCTTATTTCCAAATTGGATTTTAACGGGTGTTCAAATAAAAACAAAAATGACACATCAAAACTTCCTCATCTTTTTACAAAGCCTATCCAAGTCATCGGAATAGCTCTCTGTGCGATTCTCTTGATAGCGGAATTGTTCGTGGGCTTGTTGGTTTTGAGTAACCACTACCTCGGTGCGCTCCTGATCATACTGTCGGAATATACTCATCAGCTTTGGCATACTGATACGCTCGTATAGCTCGCCAAACTCACCCGAAACAATCCTCTTGAAGATAAGTGAGAGTTCTGAGAGCTTCAAAAAAGAATAATCTGTGATGATTTGCTCTGTACATAGGGTTATTTGTGCTTCGGAAAGGGGATTTTTTAAGTTTAGCAGCTCGTTAAGCTCAATGAGCCATAGGGCAATGTAACTTCTTAAAAACGCTTGTCCCTTACCTTTCTTAATATCTACCAAACTTACAGTATTACGACTCAGTGCGTCACTCACTCCCTTGATCGTTACACTGCGCATAAGACAGTTATTCAGCGAATAGGCCTCTAAGAACTTCTCGTTTGAAATTGTCGCTAATTCGTTGGGTCTTACTACTATTACCTCGTTTTGCATTTTGTAATATCTTGTTTAATTGTGAATTGATATATTTCAAATCGGTGTTTCGTTGATGGAACTCGTCTAACTTTTGCCAGTTCTGTAGCAAGTACTGCCAAGTGGATAAGGCCTCTGTCTCATCGGCTGAATTATTCGTAAGGTAGGTGATGATTTGCTTGAGGGCTTTTCCGTCTGCTCCAGTGAATTTTGGAGCAAATCCAAACAATCTATTATAGAAAGCAAACCACTCATCCAAGAATAGGGCGTATAAGCTCGGGGGGTTCGCCTCTTCCTCTCGGTAGGTAACTCTATCCCCCCAACTGCCCTGCCACTCTTCTATGAGACTCTCTAATGGCGGAATAAGCAGGCCTATTTGTTTGAGGTACTCGCCCTCCAATGTGCCCTTCTTGACCTCTAACTTAGAGAATTTACCACCTTTATAGGTTAATTTCACGACTACTGCACAACTGCGTATGGTTACTATATAGGTCATTTTCCGAAATTTAATTATCTGTCCATAAGATAGTTATTCCTTCTATTAACTCTGTTATTTCTTTAACAAAAGGTTCTATATCTGTATCCTCTACCTCTCCCGAGGAGAGGTCTAAAGAGACATTTAGTATTAACACCTTGGCTAAAATAGTATTCTTTTTAACTTCTTTAAGTGCTTTGATAACTTTTTTAAACTCTTCTATTACTTCTTGTTTATCCATTTTTATATTGTTATATGTTATACTTCTACTTTTGTTTTAGTGAGCTGTTTGCCACAATCGGAACAAAATACAGCAGTTATCGCTACGGTACAATACCCTCCTATGGTGCGTAATACTTGGCGCTTGTGAGGGCATTTGTCACTTGTCGTTTGTCGTTTGTCACTTCTTTTCATATCGTTTCTCAATTATCTTTTCTAATGCTCCTATTACCTTACTGACTTCCTTAGTAGTCATTTCCATTAATGGCTTTTGTACAGGGCACCTCTTACTTAGCATAAACTTACCCAATCGTTGAAGGTCGGGGATCATTGGATTATCCACCTGCACCCAACCCAATTCGTGGCACTTAGCCAACAAGCTAAGGTGTTGCATATTATGGCTGTCGAAATGTGCTGCAAAGCTATAGTTATAGCCTAAGTAGTCTAATATTTCAAAGGCTTCTATCTCTTTCAGCTCCTTGCTTGAACCCAGCTCCCTTCCTACAAACCCCGATAAGAATGCCATTCGTTCCTCTCTATCCCCAAACCTCTTACTTAAGAGGCTTTGCAGGATCTTGATTTGTCGTATGCTTATCATATTTTTGTTGTTTAAAATAATTGCCAGCGGTGGCTCACCGCTTTAAATCGTTTTTAAAGGTTGATTAAAACCCTGCCTTAGGGGGTCTCTTATGGGCGTCCCCTTAATACAAACGACGCACTAAGGTCAGGGTATATTTGTTCCCCCTTCGGGGGTTAGGGGGACTATATAGCCGAAAACTGCAATAGTATATTCTGCCACTTGCCGTGCTTGTCCTTTTCGTAAAAGCGGATATAATCCTTGGAGTGGTTATACTGATAACTCTCACGGAATAGTTCACACGCCTTGGAGAAATTCGGGTCAGCAAACTTGCTCTCATACTTGTAGAGCTTCTGAATGTTATCGGGGTCAAGTTCGCCCTTCTTACGCTCTAATAGTGAGAGGATAAACTCCTTAGTACCCTCATCGCCTGAGTAGCGGCTCTCTATGAAGTCAAAGATATACTTCTCCGCCTCAGTGGCACGTTCGTCATAGGAGCCTTTGCCTTGCCTGTTGTACTCCACCTTAAAGGCACCAAACTCCACCTTAAAGCTACCTTTGCCCTCAGCATGTCGCCCGCTGTACTCCTTTAGCAGGTCATGCAGCGTGTCCAAGGTCTCAAACGAATGTTGTTTGAACTCTGTTAGCCGCTCATTGATGTCCTTAGCTACGGTGATAAGGCTGATGATCGCATCGGCTTTCATTGCCTCATAGGATTTTTGTTTTTCTTGTCTCTCTTTAGCGTTTAACTCTTTTGCACGCTCTATAAGTACTGAACGCTCCTCGGCACTTAGTTGTGATAAATCTACACTCATGGTAATATCTATTTTTAAATTATTTACTTATTTTTATTTTTTTTGCAATAAACTCAACAATATCGACAGTTACAGCATTACCTATGAGTTTATAGCGTTGTGTCTTTGCTATAGGTTTTATTGTGCCGTTGTAATCGCCATATTGTGTCCAGTTGTCAGGAAAACCCTGCAACCGTTCGCATTCTATTTCTGTCAATCTACGTACACCATCAAGTAAGTTATTTTCTTGAAAAGCATTACTCGATATAGTAGGGCAGATTTTGAGGTCTGCACCTTTATTTTTACCTCGCGAACGTTGTTTTATAATAAAGTCAGAATTGTGCCTTGTTAGAGCGGGGCTTATTCCTTCTTCGTCAAAAACTCTATTTTGTTGATAGGGCTGCCTGCCGTTGGATTCCTTAGACGGATTTAGCTGTATCACAGTCATATCAGAGTGTAGGCCTCCTGAGTGCCCTCCGCCTGTGAGGGTTGCTGCAACCTTGGGTATTATATAGGTGTCGTCAGGTCGCATTGCTCCACTTGCTTTGAGAGTTGTACTAATCGGGGCTTGTAATTGACTTTCCGTTTTTTCTGTAACAGGGAAATCATTCTCTCCGACAGGAAATACTCCTGGCTGACTTCTGCCATCAAGATGTCCGATAAGGTAAATCCGCTCTCTATTTTGGGGTAGTACCCAGCTTGTATTAAGCAATTGTTGTTCAAATCGGTAACCATCAATGTTGGCAAACGCTTGGAAAAGCGCCCAAAAGTCCGCGCCAGCGTTTGAGGAGTAAGCTCCCTTAACATTTTCCCAGATAAAAAGAGTTGGTCGGACGTGAGTAATGAGGGCAATTGCATGCTGGATAAGGCTACTTTTGTTCCCTTTAAGTCCAGCACGCTTTCCAGCAAGGCTGAAATCTTGGCAAGGCGATCCGAAAGTGATAATGTCTGCTCCTTCAATGTCTGCGGGCTGAAGAGTGGTAATGTCTCCGAGGTTTTTTGCATGTGGAAAATTGTATTTATAGTTAGCAATAGCATGTTTGTCTATCTCACTAAAATAGTGCTCTGTAAAGTGGTAGCCTGCTCTCTGAAATCCGAGAGAAAAACCACCTATTCCACTGAATAGGTCAATTATTTTCATTTGTAAATTAGAAAATTATCTTGCTACTTTTGCCTTATATAATTTGTTTGTCTCTATTGGTTCCCATCCCTTTTCGGCTTCGTTGTACCACATCAGCACCCTGTCCTGATCGTACCTAAGATAAGGAGACTCCCACTTATCCTTATTTTCCTGTATCCATTCGTAGATGGTCAGTACCACTATTGGTACACTTGTCCTATAGCCTGCATGATATTGGTGTATCATGGTACGCTCTTGTGCTGTTAAGGACTGTAAGAAGTTATCCAGCCTTAGTACGTCCATATATAGTTGTTTCATTGTGCTATTATTTTTCGTTTTTCACTCTTGATTATCTGTGGAGGCTCTCCACTTTTATCTATCATTTTCAGTAATATCTTGGGGTAAATACGGTAAATATTCTCCATTTGTAAGTGTATCATTAGCTCTACATCCTCTCGGTCAAATACCCCTTCTCTGAGTGCCTTTCCGTAGTATTTGGCTATCTCGCCCTCTACATAGACCTCCCACTGCTTGGCAAACCAATTTAGTAAATGGTCATTCTTTGCTAATATCCTTGGATCCACTAAAGTTTTCCTCTGTTTATGCACCTGTTCACACCATTTTTCAAAGTACATCCCTTGTAGTTGTTCGTATGCCCAGTACTTGCAGTCCAAGTAATAAAGTAGGCACTCTCTAAATGTCTTTTGCTTTTCTATGGTTTCCATAATTTTTACTCTTCACTTATAATTGTGCTATGGTATAACTCTGCTTTCTCTTTGTCTATGGTAAGTACCCCACCAGGACAACGCCCCGATATATTGCATGCTAAGCCTTCCACTCGTATAATAACCTCTGCGAGCTTCTTACAAAGCCTTGCCACTGCTATATCGGGTTCCCCCTTCTCTTCGTGAGCGAGGAAGACAAACAATACATTGCGGTAATGCTTGCCCCATTCCCTAAGTTTAGGGGCTGTTAGCTCGTCTTTATAAACTGTGGTATTGTCTATAATCACCACTTTAGGGGCACGTTGCTTAGCTAATGCTTTCTCTATCTCGGTAAGTTCTGTATAGGGTACTATCTTTAACTTGCGGTTGCTGGGGTCAAGCCCACTACGGATATATGCCTCTTGAAAGGACTTACTAATGCCCTGCTCGGCACTTACATACATCACCTGTTCAAACTTGCTCAAGTATTCCGCTAACATTAGCGAAAACCACGTTTTCCCCTGCTTCTCTCGCCCATAGATAATCCAAAACCCACCTACTTCGGGATTGCCAAGAGCTTTCTCCCATACTCCCTCAAAAGGGAAGGTTTTATAGGTTTTTTCAAGTAGTTGCTTTCCGTATATACCTTTTATTCTTGCCATTAGCTTAACTTAATTAAATTCTCCAAATATCTAAGTCTCTTCCAATCCGAAGGGGTTACATCCTTTGTGTTAAGGTCATTCGGATTCATACACTTACGCACGAGTTTGTCCACATCCTCCTTTTGCTTGGCATTTACCGATGCCACATCACCCAATAATTGTATGTAAAACTCCCTACGATCATCCGTTCCTTGGGGGACAATTGAGGTGATGTCAAAGAAGCGGTCGAATATCTCAGCATAACCTACCTTTTTATGAGCAATACCACTCTCTATCTTTGCCCTTAGTCCGTCGGCTCCCATCATATACCAAGCACATTCACCTTGGGTAGCGTTCCATAGCTCTTTGAGTTCGAGGAAAGCGTTGTAGTCCAAATCTCCTGCCTCGTCAAGTACAATAAGAGGTTGTTCTAAGTAAATAAGACACATCTTGATACTTGCCTTTACATCTACATACTTACCTGTATTATCCACCCCTATAGTCTTAGCAAGCAATCGGATAAACTGCTGTTTGGTCTTCGCTTGGGAGCAATCCACATAGAAAGCATTTTTGAGCTTACGAACAATGTGTCGAGAGCAAAAAGTCTTACCAATACCACAATCATCTACCAAGATCATAGATTTGCTGTACTCCTTGCAGTAGAGTAGGTTATCTTCTATTTCAGTATATACCGCTGTACGAGCCACTTTCCAAGCGTTATCCCTTACCTGTACACCCAGCTGATGAGCAATTACCAACCATTGGGTGTCGCTAATGAGTTTCTCCACTTCTCCTTTTTTAAGTCGTGAAAGGATAGCCCCCTTGAGGTTTAGGCGTTTGGCATAGTCGGCATCGGATCCTCCATAGTTCTCACGGTCGGAAAGAATCGCTTCCCTTACCTTATTTTTAAAGTCTATTGATAATTTCATATAGCATATTTTTTTCTCCAATTTTTAGTATATTCTGTCCCTGTACTGGGATTGTAGAGGATTTGTCTGTCGTCTTCCTCCATAGTATCGTAGTCGTCCAATATTTCTACTTCCTCTGCTTCGCACGCCTCGAATCGCTTGAGATTATTAATTACAAAAGAGCGTTTTGGCTTCGGTGTCCTGTCTATCACCCCTATAGGAGTAATCTCTTTGCTTTGGTGCTGTACATAGCGTACAATGGTCATTGTATAAGCATTTTGCAGCGCCTTGATAAGGGTGTCTTCTTCGGTTTGCTCGGCTTGTGCTCTTTGGAAACGTGGCATCGGTTGCACCTCACATACATAGCGGTTACCACAGTAAGCAATTGCCTTTATAAGTTCCCCGTCATTGCCGTCCAACCAATACACCTCTATATCCTTACCTTCTATCTGTTTCATTTTCTCAATAAGTGGGTCGCCTGTAAGTATCTTTCCCGCTTCGGCTATTGCCATTTTTTGTCTGTTTAAGCTGATAAAACCTTGTTTGCAACTGGTCTTAACAGAGTAACCAATATAGGGCAATATAGCTCGGTAGTTCGTCTCTGGTAGACTTTCCAATTGGTTATTGAGAAAATATTCCCAACGGCTTACGCTTGGATCTTCATCGTGAGGTTCATTGTTCCAATCCTCTATATCGGCAAGGCGTGCCTGCACGAGTTCATTATAAGGGATAATCTTGGTAGCACCTTTGCCCGCTTGGTTGGCTTCGTTCTTAGCAAAGGGGCGAGGGATCCATCCGTCGGCATATTTTTCTTTGTTGTTACGCATCTTGCCAAACATACGTTCTATATACTTCCCCTTGGCGTTATTGGCTTCCACTCTTACCTTTTGGAACATATACCCCTCTCTAAGGAAGGTGTCGCTAAAGCTACTATTAAGGGAGCTTTCGCACTCCAACTCATAAGGGAGTTTTAGCCCCCATTGGTGATAGTTCCTTACTAATTGTCTGTAGAACTCAAGGATAATCCCTTCTTTGCTCTTTCCATAGACAAAGGCTGTCATACAGCGGCTGGCAATATCCACCCCAATGTAGAACCATACCCTTTTTCCTTTTTCATACCAAAATGGAGGTTGTCTGTCGTCAATGGAGAGGATAGACCCTGCTTTGTTGGGTAAGTCCGTTTGTGCATAGGGGATAAATTGCCCCATAAAGGCTTGTCGGTTTCCGCTTCTGAGATTGTAGGAGATGATTTTCTGCTCCCAACTCATCAGATAGGCTTTGATAGTACTTTCGCTCAAGGCAGGGAAGCCCGTAGGTTCGTATAGTTCTCCTGTTTCCTTGTTGAATACTTCTATATAGCCAGCCAAAAAGGCATCATATTGCCGAGATATATCAGTAGGAGTAGGCTTATGGGTTTGTCCTACGAATAAGCCTTGTAGTACCTCTATGACACGCTCATCTACCTTTCGGGCGTTCTGCTTACCCTTTCCATAAGGGTCCTTGATAACGGAGAGGAGTCCATCGGTTTTAAAGGCTTTTAAAGTGTTTTTAAAATGCCTTAAACTCTCAGGCAGGCTATGCTTACGACTTGGGGGCAAGCTCTCGTTAAAGCTCACTGCATCGGTAAGTAAGCTTTGAGCAAGTCCCTTGGTAGCACTCTTTTTATGCAATGCCTTGCGAATATTGAGTCGTTCTTGCTCAAGGGTAACCAAGGCTTGCAGGGTAGTAGCATTGATGATGTAGCGGTCTATCTCTTCATCGGTAAGGTGCTTGTCCCCACGTTTCCATTCACTATAGAAGCGTATCGTTTCGTCTTTTACTTGATAATATCGCTCTAACAGATGACCCGCTTTTCGTGGATCACCCAGTGCCTCTTGTATCTCCTTGGGGAGAGTGTCATAGTCTATCAGTAGCCTACGCCCATTCCCACCCGATTGGAGTTTCTTAACACCATAAGGCCTACCTTCACTGCGGGAGATAGCACTCTGTAAGGACTTGAGCACATTCCAATACTTAGGAACCAACTCTTCCACCTCCACTGCAACTTTATTATGTAACCATAAATAGGGCATAATCTTTTCTTTTTTGCTCCCTAATGCGATTTCGCTTCGCCAGCCTTTCGGCTGTCAGTCCTACTGACTTAGGGAAAAATTCGCTACCTTTGTAGCCTTAAACAAAATATATATTCATGAAAATTGATATTCAAGATGCTATTGAACAACTTAAAGAGCTCAAAAAGGAAATAACCAACCTAAGATTAGAAATAGCCAAAAATCTCGTTTCCGTCTCCTCCGCAATTCTCGCCATATTGATTGCCTTAAAGAACGGAGCATCTGACAACACTCCCCTTTTGCATTATGCATATGTACTCTTTCTACTATGTATCCTCTCTGGTTTAATGTTACTATATGGCGTACTAAAGCAATTTCGCAAGATGGGCAAAGATTGGTTGGCACTAATAATATCATCCTCCCTTGAAGGCTCCTCCTGTTCTGATACCAAACCAATAGTTTCCTCAAAATACGATGGCTTCTTAAAGGTTTTGGAAATAGTTTGCATTTTTTCATTTCTAATGGCTTTAGTATTGCTTATTTGGCATTCATTTTTGTAGCTTGTACTCCATACTACATTAGTTCTGTTCTCAATTCCCTTCTGACTAATATCCCGAAGAAGGTTTCTTTTGTCTCTATAACTTGGTGACTCCAATCTCTATTGATATGGTGTATCACCTGCTTTTTAATCCATTTTTGTATTAACTTTCTCATAAAAACTATTTTTGAAGTTTGCTTTCCAAGGTAGGTGCGACCTACTACATGTTAAATTTGTAGCCGTAGAGGCTTTCTCCTCTGAAGAGGAAACAATCAATCTAAATTATCAGGGGCACTCTTTTCAAGTTTCACGTTCTTCTCAGCATTGGAAACAGCTGAAAGCAATACAGTCTGCACTTGCTGATTTAACTTTTTAATCTCCTCTTGAACTACTTCTCGTACCAATGGTGCGAGAAGTTTCTTTATTAACTTTCTCATTTTGCTATTGTTTAGGTTGATTTAATTTCTCTTGCTCTGCTTTTACTTCTGCCAAAACCTCAAAGAGTGTTACCTGATGTACTTGCGGCAAGCCCTTCACTTCTTTTAGTGCCTGCATTCCTTGCCTTATGGTTAGCAGTTGCTCGGCGAACGCCTTATTGATATACCACTTACCTGTACTCGCCTTGTAAAAGTGCTGAGGATGCTTACGAATGCGAGCGTGATACTGCCCACTGGTTACCGAGTAGTTATGTAGTAGCAACCACTCCACGTATGGCAAGGCTTCCATTCCATACACATTGAGAGACTTAGGCATTTTGATGATCGTTTGCAGGGCGATTTTCTCCATTTCAATAAAGTAACGGCGTATTTTCCTACCCTGCTCATTCCTTTCTACCATTGCTAACTCTTTAGCCATATTAGTAGTAATAAAATAGTCCTTTCTGTGTCTAAAACCTCCATGTGTTGTCGTCTTGACTTCCCCATCTTGGGAAAAAGTTTGATTTTCAATAAAATAATCTTCATTTAGAGTAAAACCATACTCCATAATTCTACCCTGTATCCAAGTAGTAAATTTTCTACCTGTTTGAAGCTTTCCGTGAAGCTCGCGGGCATCTACTAACTGTATACCCTTTTGCTCTGTGATGTTAATTAATTCGTTCATAATGAATCATTTAAAACGTTGTTGATTTCTTTTTCATACTTTTTGTACTCTTTACAAATAGTATCAGCCGTTTCGCTGTTTCGTGTTTTGTTTAGGCACTGGCGTATATAAGTTTTTGATAGCCCAAACTTTACTGATAATTTTTCTACCACTAAAGGGTTGAATTTTCGAGGAATTTTTATACCTTTGTCCATTCGCAAATTTGTTTTGTTTAACGGTGCAAAGTTCGAAATAAATTTCGAAACAAACAAATAATTTTCGAATTATTTTTCGATTAAATGTTTAATTTATTGGTTATGAGTACAATTAATGAAAGAATAAAATCCCTTGTTGATCATTTTTCTCAAGGAAATAACAGTGATTTTGCTAATAAAATTGGTATAAATGAGGCTAATGTTCGAAATTATATAGCTAACACAGAACCCAAATTTAATGTATTAGAGAAAATTGTAAACAATTTCGAAATAAATTTCGAATGGTTGCTTACAGGCAAAGGAGAGATGCTTAAAACAGAAAAACCTATAGTAAAGATAGTAGAGGGAAGAGACCTTGTGCCTAAAGTAGTAGTTGTGAATGAAGAAAATGATGAGGCTTTTATTCCTTTGGTGGAGTACAAGGCGCAAGCAGGCTATCTTACTGGTTATCTCGACGAAAACTATATAGAAAAGCTACCAATGTATAGTGTACCTGGACTCTATGGAGGTTCCTTCCGTATGTTTCAAGTAAAAGGGCTTTCTATGTACCCAACCCTGCAGGATGGAAGTTATGTAATAGGTGAATTTGTGGAAAGCTGGGAATATATGACGGATAATCGGGTATATATTATAGTTACAGTCAATGAGGGTATTATAGTCAAAAGGGTTAAAAACCGTATAAGAAAGTATAAATCATTATACTGCTCCTCCGATAACCGAGAGTATGGAAATATAAGGATTCCTATTGAAGATGTTAAGGAAGTATGGGAAGCCAAAATGCACCTATCTTTTGAGTTCCTCGACCCAGTAACCAACTACCAAAAAATTGCAGATCTTGAGGTGGATATACACAATCTTAAGGAACAAATTAAGCATTTAAAAGAGGAAAAAGATACAGATACACCTATAATGTTAGATAAATAACTAAAAATAAGCAGGTTATATATTTTATTCATTTGCAAAATACCCCCAACTCACGCCCTAACCTTATCATTTTAACTAAAAAGGGGCTTTTTACCCCCAAAACTCGTGCTTAAAAATATACGCATTTGCATACCCAACTGCATACCCAACTGCATACCCAACTTTTTTGGGAGGTTTTTTCGGGGGTACTTCTCACCCTCCTTTTCGGGGTGTTTTATAGGGCTTTTCAATGGGCTTTAAAGGCTATTTCAAGGCATAAAAAAAGCCCTCAAAGGGGCTATTTTAGTGGGTTTGGGAGGTTTTAGGGGCAATATATAGGAGGTTATCCATATAGTAGGTATATTCTGCCTATTCCTGTACAATTTGGGACATTATTTCGGGACATTTTTTGCATATAAATGTAGCCTTTTGTACATTTCGTTTTGTCCTTGTTTTGGGGATTTTTTGCTTCAATCCCTTTATTTATAGGGCTTTCGAGGCTTTTATATATTTTCCAATTTTAGTACCCCCTATTCTGTTGTTTATACTATAGCCAATGAACTCCCTCAGGAGTATATTGTTATTTCGATACAAGCTCCCTACAAGCTATCCGATAGCCAATTCTTCTGGTATGCTATAGAGCTTGTCTCCTCCAAATGGTATGATATTGTGCAAGCGCAAGCTACCCAACACAAGCTCTTGACCTTCATAGAGCAAGCCTGTGATCGGTTCAATATCGACATGGATAAGGTAACTTTCATGGGCTTCGACCAAGGGGGTATTCTAAGCCTCTCCTTGGCAATCTCCTTCCCTGAAAAGGTACAAAGAGTGGTTGCTATCAATAGCTATATTGATAAAAAACTCTTGAGTTTTAACTATCAAAAGAATAACTTTGCCAACCTAAGGGTCTGTTTGCTCCATGGTTATTCGAATGAGGTAGTTCCTTTGGAATGGGCAGAAGATACCATAACTTTCCTCAAGAATTTACTCATCCGTTATGATTTTCAGACTTTCGCCTCTGGACATGTATTTTCCGCAGAGATGTTCTATGCGGTCAAGACATGGATAGAAGAAAACAGTATTGCTGAGAATAACCCCTCATAACCTACTTATGTAAGTGCAAACCACATTCTTTGTTGGTTTTGTTCTCCCACCACCAGCGGCCAGCTCGGAAGTCTTCTCCTTCGCTGACGGCTCGGGTACAGGGAGCACAGCCAATACTAGGATATCCTTTGTCATGCAGAGGGTTATAGGGAATACCATGACTACGCAAGAAGGATAGCACCTCTTGGGTCTTCCAGTGTAATAATAGGTGTACCTTGATGATCTGGTTGCTCTCATCCCATTCTACCATAGGCATCTGCTGCCTGTGAGGGGATTGCTCTGCTCGGAGTCCAGTGATCCATATTTTGTTCCCTGCTAAGGCTCGCCTGAGTGGTTCCACCTTGCGGATGTGACAACAAGTCTGTCGCAAAGCGACTGAGTTATAGAAGGCATTGATACCATTATTCTGTACATATTCCTCTATTGCCTGTGCCTCTGGGTAATAAGGGGTGATCTTCGTATGGTAGTACTCATTGGTCTGCTCCCAAGTGGTATAGGTCTCATAGAAAAGGCGTCCAGTATCCAAGGTGAATATCTTGACATCAAATGAATTCTTAAGAATAAAATCTGTAATTACCTGATCCTCCATACCAAAGCTGGTGGAAAAAACTACTTTCCCTGGATATTTCTCAGTGATCAAGGCCAATATCTCTGTCTCTGAAAGAGTCTCTATAGCGGTGAGTAAGTTTGCAATTTCAGTGTTCATAAGTTCTTTTTGTTAGCGAAGGCAAAAGTATAAAAAATTATTTGACAAATTACTTTTACACATGCAAAATCTTTGTAAATTTGCAGAAAAATTCAAATAAGAATGATTCCTTTGTTTATAAGCACTCCTGAATTACTTTTTGTTCTCTTCGTAGCTGTATTGCTCTTTGGTACAGACAAGATTCCTGAAATAGCCCGTACCTTAGGCAAGGGAATGCGCCAGCTAAGAGATGCCACCTCTGAGATAAAGAATGAAATCAATAAAAGTGTAGACAAGGCAGGAATAGATACCTCCCTGATTGATGAAGTCAAAGAAGAAGTAGAAAAAGCCAAAGAAGGATTGGAAGATCCTTTTGGAAGTATCAAACGAAGTAGATAATTTGTCACAACAATACACAAGGGATTCAAAGAAATCCCTTTTTTAATATCAAAAACTAAAAATATATGGCCAAAG